AATCTGTTTGCACGCTCTTTTGAAATGGGTATTCTTTCGCCCGTGTCAATATCCAGCTCGAAACCTTCAAGTGCTGCCTTGATCTTCTTTTTCTCAAAATTGCACTGCTGCTGAAATGTCATTCCGGGTCCGTACTCTCCCATGTTTAATACCTCGCTTTCACTCGTATATTATACCATCTGGCAGCGGAACTATTTACCTTCCGCCGCCTTTTCTTTTGCTTTTTTCAGACCCATAATTGTTTCGTGTCTCAGGAACCTGTAGAAGTCGATCTGTTCTTCCGGCGTCATGTTTTTAGCTTCATTCTCTATTGCTTTTCTTACTCGGTATCTGACAACGCCCAGTTCTATTTTTCTGTAAACCGTCATTTCTTTTCACCCGCCTTCATTTTTTCTTTCTTGTGCTTGTTCTCCTGCATTTCTTTTACAAGCTTATCAAGGTACTTGAAGTGGTGTCCCGTGGCCCATACTTTATCAATGTCTGTCACCATCCCGCTGCCGTCCGGGAACATCAAATAAACAGAACCGGCATTGAGTATACATGTTACCACGCCTTTTTGGCCGGTTTTCAGCTCTACTTCATCCCCAGCTTTTGGCCGATAATCAAAGTTCTCCCTTTTAAACCTCACAACAGTTTCGAGCTTATTGCTGGTATATCCGTGGCACAGATTACCTGATTCGTCAATATACTCTATTGCATACCACGGGTCTTTTTCACCTGTAACAACAATTCTAAGAAACTCTTTTTTTGCCATATGATCACCCCATTTCTGTATCTTTTATTCCTGTAAATATACTCGGCGGTGTCGGAAGTTTCCCGACGAACTGTTCTAACGGTCTCCATAAATGCAAGCAGTGTTTTGCATTGTTTACATATTCAGCCTTCGGCGGGTGGAACTCTACCACCCATTCATCATCATCCCAGAACGTTTCTTTCATCTGGCACATTTCGCTCCACGAAGGATCCCTGTCCCATCTGCAATATGAAACATGTTCCCAACCGCCGCCCCATGAACAGATGATAGACTGTCTCTGTTTACGGTTAACAAACATACAGCCGTCTATTTCCTGCTGATAGAGTTCAAACCCCGCCTTCTTTGCTCTCTCGATCATTTCTTCAACTTTTCGCATTTTTTATCCTCCCTTATTTTTTCTTCCAGTACGGCAGCGGCGTGTATTATCGCCCTTGCTTTTCTTTGGCTCATTATTAATTCAAGATACGGAACCATTTCATTTAAGATTTCAAGCGCTTCATCATCCGTCATTTTCTGCCTCCTTTAATAACATTTCCCATTCTTCAGGATGCTCCTTGCAAAAAGCGCTTAAAGCCCTTTCAAGTAATTTCTTGGGAATTTTGTTCTGGCACAAAGAATCTACGTAAGGACCGATTGCCTCATATATAAATTTATCACGTTCTTCACACATAGTATAAGTTACCTGCTCTATTAAGGAAAGTATGGAGGTTTCGCCCTCCATAACGTCGTGTTGAATTGTAAATTTCTTTTCTTTCACGTTCTTTGTCGCCCTTGCCTGTTTCAAAATCTCTATAAGCTGTTGGCACTCGGCGGCGCTTTCCTCGCACTCGGCTGCTCGTTTATTCCATTCTGCTACTTGACGTTCCTTTTCAACCTTTTGGCAATAATAGCAATGATCCATACTCTTAAAGATTTGTAATGCATTTGCTGTATATTCTTCCGCATCCTCAATTTTGGTTTTTGCTATGCGCTCATACTTGGTAATAAATTCGTCGATTGTTTTCATTCGTTCTCCTGCTTTAGAAACTTAAAAAAGTTTAAAATTCTATCTGCTGTATCATGCGGGCGGATCACGATTTCTATATTTCCCTCGAAAACATGATCTATACAGCCCCCGTTTGAATCATATTTATCATGGCCGATTGAAATATCTATATGCGGTATAAGTTTCTTGGCCAGTTCCTCAGCCATACAATGTACTACATAATCTGCTGCATCTTCTGCCGGTAACGCAAGGCAAATTGATGTAGGCTCCGATACTTCAACCCTTATTTTTGCTGTCGGAACAGGAAGGGACTGATCATTTTTTATCTCCGTCTGGAGTGAAGAAATTGCCATTTTTAACGCTTTAGCTAAAACCGTTTTACCTGATCGGATCCCCGGCGTAAATGTTTTTAAAACGTCTATTGCCTCTTCATTCGTCATACTTTCCGCTCCTTATATATCTCTTCAAACGTCCGCTTTGTCATATATAAAGCCCCGTCCTCCGTTGTAATCACCATCCCGTGTGGCATCATGTTTGTTTCGACAATTCCATACCTCTTACGCCATTTCTTGTTTATCCTGCGCTTATGGTGTGTTCTTCGTTGAAACTCGCTTGTAGCAAGTCTTATCGGGCGTGCGGTCATAAGAAAATCAATGTCCATTTTTCAACTTCCTTCCTCGTTTTTCGCCTTGTATGGTTCCGGCAGCGGCATCCACGCAACCGCCTCGATTTCGTCCGATGTAAGCGGGCCTTTTTGCCACTTGTCTCTACCCCAACACGAAGCATAGTAACCGATATATATCGTGCCATGTGACGTGCACAAAAGAACCTCTTTGTTGTATTGTGGGTATGCTTCCTTAGTAGAAACCCATCCTGTACCAAGGGAAGGAACCTCTGCAAATATTTCTGCCATAGATCTGCTATCGCCAAGAAGTCGTGCTTTTGTTAAATGCGCTATTGCTTTCTGTCTGCTTATCGCATCCTCGCAAGGCTCTGTCTGGAGTGCTTTTATAGCGATCTCGGTATAATCGACTGTTTCTCCGATAGCACCCAACTTACCGCTTATCCGTTCAAGTTGTTCTGTTGCTAATTGTCTATCTTCCTTTGTCATTCATTATCCTCGCTTTCCGCTCTGTGCTTTTCGATAATCTGCAATGCTCGTCTTAATCCCTGTCCATAAGGATGCTCTGGTTCATCTTTGTATTCCCGTTTTATTTCGGCTTTTATCTTGTCAAGTATCTCATTGATAACTCTTTTATCCCGTCTATGCAGCCATGCGCCCATCCCATAAGACGTCAGTACTTCTATGACACCCGGGCTATGTTCCCACATATCAAGTACTTTTTCCTCTTTCTTTGTCATCCCTTATCCTCACTTTCCTTATACGGCTCAGGGAGTGGCATCCAAGCTTTTACTTCTGCCTTAAAAGAGCAACCATCAAACCATGATATTATCGCCTTTTTCGTGCCGTCAGAATGTGCTATTGATGTTAAGTAGAAATCAACTGTTTCCGGCAACCTCCTAACGGGGACCCACCCTGTCTTTACCGGCTGAACGGAAGGGCAAGCATTGATTACTGCTTCAACACCGTCCCTTATACAGTCTGCAAAATCATTCTGTCCGCCGATTACTTCGGGGATGATATTAATAGCCACCTGTCTGCTGACACAATCTTCGCAAGGCTCAGTATGGAGTAATTCCAAAATCAGTTTATGTTCTTCATATATCTTGCCACCGGGCTCTTTCCCACTGCGTTTCGCCCACATTTCACATTCCTTGATCTGTCTTTCGCAATGTGCTTTTAATTCTTCCCTTGTCATTCTTTCACCTTCTTCCAGTGGTTTCTGTTCTCAAAATTAAGATATACATAACTGCCGGATTCGATGCTTGTTATGTAATATACTGAACCGTCTACCATGCCATGTGCGCCTTCAAATTCCACATTGTCACAAAGGACAATTTCACTATCCATGTTATAGTCAAGTAAACTTGTTATAAGGTCTCTTACTAACATTGATTTCATGCGCCGCCTTTCTTGTATTCCGATTCCCAAAACGTTTTAAACTTTCCGTCGGGATCAAACGCCAGAACAGACGTTTCGCCAAATACCCGCTTGCACATATCTTCGTTTGTGATTCCTCTTGAAATAACTATTGCGTCTACTGTAGGCTGTGAGTTAATGAACTTTGCAGCATCGTCAAATACGAGCTTTTGTCTCCACGCCCCTTCGTATTCATCTAACGCATTTTGCAGTGTAAATATTTTAACCGTTTTATTCTGGAGCCCTGTCGGAATCATTTTATCGGCGTCAATTAATCTCATTTCTTTTTCTCCTTCCAATGTGCTATGGCCAGCCCGATCAATAACATTACCGCATATGCAAATATCGTTGCGAAAAATTCAACCGCCGTCATACATTCACCAACTTTCACTATGTGTCAAGTCTTCTTTTACCGCTTCTAAATCATCGAACCCGCCCCGGCTAATATCAAGAATTTTCGTTCTAAAATTCATGTGCATCACAGTATGATCTTTATTCCAGCTTGCTCTCCATGAAGAGTTTTTCAGGGCGTACTCGCCAAGTTCTTCTTTTACTCTGTCCAAATGTCTTTCCCATAAGTAAGGATCTCTGCTTAAAAAACATTCCCAATCAGTCCGTTTAATAGCCATGTCATATCCCACGTCCCGCACATCATGCGGCTCCTGAATGACGATGGGTTTCATCAGCTGCTTTTCAAGCCTCGTGTATTTCTGTTTCCATTTCTTTGCCGCTTGCCTTGCGTTCACTTTTCGTCCTCCTCTTTATCCCGGAATAAACATGGAATAATTATCATCACGATAAAAAACAAAATTAATTCGATCATGTTACACCACCAGTCTGATTCCGCAATGTTTGCACTTTCCGCCCCTGATCTGCCACTTAAGCGTTACGGGGTTCTTTTCGTATGTTACTTCCAGTGTTTCTTTGCGGCCGCATCCGTGCGGGATAGTACAATCCCAGTTTTCTGTTCTGGAGCCGTCCCTGTCAGCGAACCACTTAATCATTTTAGGGTCTTCTACCTTAACCCTGTTTCCGCACGATACACAAAGAAATTCATCTTTGCATTTCTTAATAGGCGCCTCACAGTCGGGGCATCCGGGGTGATCATACATTGTATCTTCCCGAATATCATAGTCAATCGTCCAAATAGCTTTCTTCATTCAGTCCTCCATCAAATCGAAAATGTTCATCTGGGCCAGTTCGTTGTCCAGCCTCTTTTTGGCCATTTCGTAATATGTTTTGTCAAGTTCAAAGCCCACGTACTTGTGATGCATATTACGGCAGGCAATAAGCGAAGATGCGCTTCCAACATGGGTATCAAGGATAATATCTCCCGGCGCCGCAAACTTGTTTAATAGCCACTCATACAGCGCCACGGGCTTTTGTGTCGGATGTATCTTTGTTTCCTTGTGTTTCATGTCGCCCTGTAACATCCCGTTCCACATGAAGTGAAAGATTCTCGATGCTTTATCAAACGAGGTCCACGCAAGCTCTACGTCTGCAAAGCCTATGCCTTCGGGCTTTTGTTTATCCCAGACCACCCAGCACTGGCTATCACTTAATAACGATGCGTAGTAATTGCCGCCCCAGATTATTTGATTTTTTGAAACACGCCTAAGCTCGTCAAAGTAACTTTTGTCGGGTGCGGGGCAGTCCCATAACGATAAATGATAATCGTTTTTATGGGGTCCAACGCCTCCGCCCTGTTGGTTTTTCATGTACCCCCCCTTTGTAACTCCACCGTAAGGCGGATCCACAATGGCAAGGTTGAAATAGCCGTCTGGAAATTCTTTCATTCCGTCCATACAATCAGCGTTTAGGAAATATCCGTTTTCCCTTTCAAAATCAATATTTACTCCGCAAATTTCCATTTATAGCCCCCTGTCGTTTTCAGTTCGCCCTTGCAACATTTTGAAATACTTGACGGATACAGCCCCAATTCTCTGCACGCTTCTCTTGCAGATTTCCAAACTCTGATAAACGTTCCATCTTTGCTATACTGAACAACCGCTATTGATCTATTCAAGTTTTCAGCATGGATTTTCGCATGTTCACTCCTTGTCATAATCATCAAGTTAGCAATATCATTATTTCGCTTATTGCCATCTACATGATGGATGATCTCATTCTTTTTAAGCGGTCTACCTATATATTCCTCCATAATGATCTGATGCTTTCTTTTCGTTTTTCCGTTTTTAGACGATTGAATATAATCCATGCTCACCTCTCCATGTTGTAAAAGCCAAAGTCTAACATTGTTTCTCCATATGCCTTTTAATAAAATTAGTCGCCTGCTCAATTGAATCCCACGGTCCCGATGAACCACCTGTTGAACAGGAATAGCCGCTGCTTATGTATGCTTTCCCGCCAAACACGCTCGGCACGTAATGTCCTTTGTAAACCTCATATGTCCAGCTGCCTTTTTTGCATTGCCATATATTGCAGTGGTCGTTGTGTTTAAACGTCAACCCTGTGGCCGCTTCTATTTGTTTAACGATTTCCTCTTCTGTCATGCTTTCTATGTCTTCGCACTGAGACAAGATATAAGCTTCCAGCCGTGCTTTATCCTCAGCATTAAACCACTCGGTAGCGTATCTGCGTTTCAACCACTTAAGGCCGCCATGGTTTTTAATATCTGTCTCGGTATATCCCGTGCAATCCAGCCTTAACACTATAGGTTCATCAGATATTCCACTAACCACCGGCAAATCTTTCGGCGGTCCTGCTTTACTGAATCTTGCCCCGCAGTGTTCGCACTCTGGCTCTTTTGCTATCCACGCATACGGGTTTCCGTAAGTCCCGTCATAGAAAACAGTTTCACCACACGCCGGGCATATTCCAACGATGCTTGCAGGGTATCTTTTCCAGATGGGCTGTTGTTCTTCAACCAAAATATCAAAGATATTCATTTGTCCGGGTATCTGTTCTTTCATTCTTTGTGAATCTCCGTAATTTCCCCGTTCTCAATAACCAAGATATATCCCATGGCTAAAAACTTGTATGCTTCAGTAATGCTCAGATCAATATTTCCATTTTCGGTTCTGTTCATACGTTCCGCCTTCTCTGCATATCTGATAATAGCTTTACGCTCTTTATCATTTTTTTCATGCTTAATCTGTTTCCATGTTTTGCGGTACCATCTTGCCCGCATATCCTGCTTTGTTGACGCTGCCTTTTCTTTGGAAGTCACATAATCCCCATCGTATGTACAATCAGGGTTCGGACAATTCCAGCACCGAAAACGGCAGCTCGGAAGTTCTTCTTTACCCATGTTTACCTCACCCGATGTTTTTAAAAAGCGTCTGATACAAAGGGCAATCTTTGTATTTATCACAACAAAGATCATTAAATACAGCGTCAGTGTCCGTGTCGCTTTTAAATGCCGTTGTGATTTTTGATTTTTTGAAAATCCCTTCGCACCGTAGTTTGTTTGCGTCTGCCGATATATAGAACGGGCATTTAACGTTTATCTCCCTAAACTTCATAACGTCCTCCCATTACGAATAGCCTTCTCTGTGAATAGGTATTGTCTTTTTGTAGCTCTCAGGTTTTGGCATCCAGTCTTCTGTGGATAATGTGGAAAACTCCCGCTCGTCCTTTAAATTATTTACACTACCTGAATTAATGACTGAAGGACTATATATGTCAGTGTTGGATTTATCTTTCTTCTCTACACTATCCTTCTCTATACTATTCTTATCTACTCTACTCTTATCTATACTATTCTCTGCGGCGGTAACTTCGTCTAATGGTTGCGGGTTGGTTGCGGGTTGGTTGCGGGTTGGTTGCGCATCTGCGGCGGGTTGGTTGCGGGTTGGTTGCGCTCCTTTATTTATGCCGCTTTCGGGCTTTTCTTCTCCGAGTTCATAGATCCCGTTTACGACGTGAACCTGTTTTCTTTCCGGGTAAATCGTTTCATGGAATCTGTCTGCTCTGATCTGATTATGTAAAAACCAATGTCTTATACATACGATCCCGCTTTCAAATCTTATTAGAAGCCCTTTGGTAACAAGACTATCAAAGTCTTCTGTGGTCGCCTGACAAGCCTTTCTGATGCTCTGGGCATTGTTTAAAAATCCTTCGTCGTCCGCTCTCATGCATAAATGAAAGTAAAGGGCCTGCGCTCCAACGGTCATATCAAGAAAATCATCACCCGTTATTAAGTTGAGCATAAACATTCTTTTTTCAGCCATTGTGCGCAAATTCGAGGTATTCTTCCTCTCTCTCCCTTCTCAGTTCTCTTACCTTTTTTGAACCCCTTAAGTCGGGGCGATTAGCCTGAAGCTTCTGCCGTGATCTTCTTACCGATTCATAAGGCGGCAGGCCGTATCTTTCACGATGCACAAACACATCATAAGTCGTAAGCCCCGGCTGTAAGCTCGTTATCAAAGAGAAATACAGAACGTCGTCTGAATCTCTTGTTTCGGGTTTTGTCTCTAAGAGGTTTTCTACCTCTTTACATACTTCATACAGTCTCCGCATCCGTTTCTCCTTTCACGCCCAGCAATTCAACGATGTAATTGTAGGTGTTGATCTTGGCCATCTTCTTGGAATAATCGCTATCCCTTCCGAGTTGATAGGATTCGCAATTTACAAGTTCATTAATGATAATATCCGCATTAAGTAACAGCTTCTCTTTGTACGGCATAAGCGCCTCCTTTATGCAAACGGCAGTTCCTCGTCAAGCCCGTCCGGGATATTCATAAAGCCCGTGTCCTGTGTTGTCGAAGGAGCGGGGGACTGGCTCTGAGAATTTTTACTTTCTGCAAATTCCATCTGCTCCACCACAACATCCGTCGTGTAGATTTTCTGTCCCTCTTTGTTGGTATAGCTGCCCGTCTGTATTCTTCCTTCGAGCCCGATCTTCGTTCCCTGTCTCAGATACTTCTCGGCAAATTCGGCGCTCTTTCCAAAAGCAACGCAGCTTATGAAGTCTGCCGACGGCTGGCCCTCATTTTTGATCCTGCGATCAACTGCAAGATTAAATCTCGCTACCGCTGTGTTGTCCTTGTTTGACATATAAGAGACGTTGGGATCCCTTGTAAGCCTTCCGATCAAAATTACTTTGTTCATAAATTCTCCTTTCAAACAAATCTCTTTCCGAATACTTTCAGAAAATTCATGTTGTATGTTTCTTCAAATTTCTTTTGTGCCAGCTCTTTAAGCTGCAAATCAAGTTCCCTAATCCTATGAACCCCATGATCCCCGGTATGATGATCTACACATAACGGAACAACACAATGATATTTTTCGCTAAGCGATCTGTAGGACCCGTAAAAGATATGGTGAATATCTACATCAGGTTTTCCGCATATGAAGCAATGTTTGAGGTCTGTTGTGATGATGCTTTTCTTCCCCATTGCTGGACCATCCTTTCAATTTCATCCGGGGTTTCTGTTTCAATGCCTAAATCTTTTGCTTCAAGCACTGTCCCGTTTATCAGATTAGCCATTTCTTTGCTGTCGTAAGTGTGTGTTCCACGCATGATGCGGTAGAACGTTGCGTTTCCTTCATAACGAACAGGAACGCTGTGAAGGCTTTCGGATTCCCGCATATATTCCCACGGAGCGTTTGTCTTATAGAAAAGATGTGTTCCGTCTTCCATCGTCTCCGGCACACCATATCGAGCAATCATAATGTTCTTGGCATGTGCTATAGAGATTCCGTTTACGGCCGCAATCTTTCCAACTAAGACGTGGAAATAAGCGTTTGCATCTAAACTCCTTCTGTTCCGATGCGTCCCTGCCGTTAGGTCAATCACCTTGCCCGACAAGTTTTTAATATCGTCGGGCTTAGTGTCGATCTCAAAAGTTATGTTCAGTTTTCCGTTTAACACGTTCTGTGTTACACTGACTAACTTTCCTGTTGTTTTCATATTTCCTTCTGTTCCAGAACCTTATGATCAATCTTTCTTTCCTTAAGGAACGCTGAAAATGTTCTCATTTCATCAAAGGTCCCTGTAAGTTCAAGTTTCACATAGTATCTCGACTGGGCTACTTCGGGCTGCTTTACCTCTTTGGGTTCTTCCTTCGGCGCCTCTTTTACTTCTTCCTTGGGGGCGTTCTCTGCCTGATATATCTTGTCTGCCCTTCTGCTGATCTCGGCCAGAATATCGTTAAGGTTTCCGTTGCTCAGAATGAAGCGGAAGTCTTCAAGCGTTAATTTCTGTCTGATCTTTTCGTTTTCACGGTCAATGGCACTCTGGATAACAGCTGTCTTTTCTTCTTCTGCGTCCTGCTGGACCTTAAGTGCAAGGCACTGTGCAACAACATCTTCTTTTACGGCTTTAACAGTGGCCGTCAAATTGAGATATGATTCCTTAATTTGAACCATTGATTTGTATTTATCGTTAAGTCCTGCTGCCTCTGCCTCTTCATTGATGATTGCTTCTGCTGCTCTGCGCTTTTCGTCTCTTCTCAGATCGTCAAAAACCTTAATGCCATCTTTAATGGGCTTTTCAACCTTTTCAATCATTGCTACTAACTCTTTACACTGATCTTCGAAGCGGTTGATGGGCTCGGAAAGAGATTTCTTAATCTCCTTCCGTTTCCCGTCAACCTCATTTCTTAAAGAGGCGAGTTCCTTCTGTGCTGCTTTACATCCGGGAAGAGTTGCTTCTGTAACAACAATGTTCTCATACTCTTCCAGCTTATCTGTTAACATTGCCTTAACCTCGTCAAAGTTGACGTTGATTATCGGCTGTTCTGACTGAATAACATTAAATTCCATATGGCCTCCTACTTATCAAAGCCCAGATCAACGGGCGGTTTATCGGGTGTCTTTTCAAGGATTCTGCAAATACTCATAAACTGCGACATATGCAATTCTTCAAGTTTTGCTACGCCCGCACGGCTTGTTACCTGTTCTACGGTGACGCCCTTCTTTTCCATACTGTTTAATAAAGCCTTTAGCTTAAGAGCGTCTATCACGGGGTCTTCTTCCTTTTTCGTGCTCTGTTCAGGGATATATCCGTCAGGGTCGGCGTTCTTCATTTCTTCTGTCGGTATGCAGAAAATCTGAAAGCAAGCGTACTTGTAAGCAATACTCATTGCTTTGTTTGTGGCCTTGTCGCCGCTGTCCATTGCCTCGCCTATGACGCAAACAGGAACATTTGATCCATCCTCGGCGGTAAAATGGAAAACCATCTTAAGTCTTACGGAAAACATTGTGCCGCCCTTTGCGGTCTGACGTTCTTCCCTGTTCTCTTCCAGAACCTCAGGAATAATCAGTACCTTGTTTTTTACAAGTGCCGGCTGCAATGCGTTCATAACATCGTCAATACCACGGTACATGAAACCCTGCTGCTGATTCTTTTTCCCTTTGCCAATGGCCCCAATATCGCTCATTACTCCAATAAGAGCGGGATAAATTTTTTCAATTTTTTCGCCATCCATTGTTTTTCTCCCTTCTTGTGCTAAAATAAATATGGTTAGTTTGCAAAAACCCTACAACCAAACCCCAATATCCCGAGCTGGTGCCCGCCAGCTCATTTTTTATTGAAAAAGGCTTTTCTGTGCCTTCTCTGCTGTGTAAGGAACCGCCCTTTTCATTTCGGTGTAGATCGTCTGGCGAGATACGCCGACTTTCTTTGCAATCTCTGAAACCCTTACGCCGTTCTTAATCCCCTTTTCGATAATCTGGCGGTCGGAGTACTTCAGATATTTGTGCGTCTTTTTTTCCATCCGTTCTCCTTTCTGAAACAAATAAAAAAATGGTCCTTGCAAGAATTTCTTCTTGTCAAGAACCATTTTACAACCTACAAATGTATTTTGTCAATAGTTTCTTGGCATTTTTTTTAAATTTTTTTATCCCAGCTTTTTCAACTCTTCCGCAAATAAGGCAGCGGAATTATTAAAATCAAAAATGCCTCTGGGGTATTCATTCATCCACTTCTCTATGTGTTCTATTTCATCTTCCTGTACTTTATCTATATCATATCCTTTGGGAATATGCCTGCGGACCATCTTGTTTTGGTTTTCATTTGATCCTCTTTCGGCACTACAGTACGGGTGGCAATAATACACGTGTGTTCTTAATTTGTTTTCGTCGAATACAGAACGTTCCATCCTCTTACAGTCTGCAAACTCAACGCCGTTGTCAACGGTTATGGATTGAAAAACTTTGTAGAATTGATCGCCCCACTTGCGCTCTAATCTATCCAGTATATCAACCACGGATGCGGACCCCTGATCCATCATCTTTTTTAATATTTCGTCTCTGGTTTTCCTTTCAGTCAAAACAAGTAAGCATGACTTTGTAACGCCACGCTTGCCTTTTACAGTGTCCATTTCCCAGTGTCCGAAGGTCTGCCTACTATTAATTTCTTCCGGCCGTTTCTCGATGCTTGTCCCTGCGTTAGCTCGCTTTTGCGCTCGTATCTTTTTGTTGTGGGATTTCCTTGCGCCCTTAATCGGAAGGTCCTTGTTTGTTATGCGGAGAAAAAGTCCCATGTCTATATACCTATATAATGTACGAACACTTATACAGCTGTCAAATTGTCCGCTCGCTTTAGCTGATGCAATCGCCGCCTCGGGGCTGTATTTTTCATCTGCTATTTTTGCTTCAAGATAATTGGCCAGTGCAAGATCATTACCTATTTTAAGGCTCCTTCCGTTTCCTTGCATAGCCCAGTCGTGTTTCTGCTGGCCTTTATCGCTGCTGTATCTTTTTTCCTCGGTCCAGTCCGAATTTCTGTGCATATATTCACCACGTTTCATTTCATCGTATATCGCCTGCCGTGATACACCGATATACTTTGCGACTTCAATAACGCTATGGCCGGCGTTTAATAAAGTCTCAATTTTAATCCTGTCTGTTCGTGTTAGTTTCTTAAATTTCTTACCCATACTATCCCTTTCTGAACATAAAAAGACAACACAAGTCTCCCTGTGTCGTCTCCTCTTTGCAACGAGCGGTGATATTACCACCGTTTTTTTACTTTGTCAACCACCCATTGTCCGCATAAATTTCTGAATCTCTGCTTTGGTCTGGGGGTCGGGTGCCTTGTCGGCCAGCTGCTGAAGGTCGTTCATCAGTTCTTCATTATCCCGGGAATAGCGTCCCATGGAATCACGTCTTCTGTATGATCTTCTGCCGCTGTTTTCATAGCTTCTCCTGCCGTCATAGCTCCTATAACTTCCGCCGTCGTAGCTTCCATCATGGCTTCCGCCTTCCATTTCTTTCAAAATGGTAACGCTTTTGAGGGCATGTGTAAGCTTGTCGATGTATTCAAGATCGCCCGAGTTCATTTTCCCGTTGCGAAGCTTGCTGTTTGCCTCGTGGAGCTCGTCCGTTAAGGTTTCGCAAAGCTCTTCCAAGTCTTCGTACATATTATCTCCCTTCTACGCTATGCGTGAAACTGTCATGTTTGCGTTTTGAACAAGAATTGCCGGCGCAGGTGTCGTCGCAGGCGTTGCGCTTTCGGATGTATTTTCAACGGAAACGTTAAAGCAGCATCCACGGGGAACGCTGATAATCGCTGTAGACGTTACGTTGAAGAAATTACTCTGTGTGGGCGGGTTGTCTGCTGCGGCCGCAGGCGTAACAATGGCTCTGCTGGTGAGAATAGGTTCCCCGTCCAAAGCCAAAGCAACACTTATAGGTCCTACAGTTCCGCCGTCCGGGATTGCAATGTTGCCGTTAAACGTTACCTGATAACGGGCAAAACAGTTATTCGTCACGCCACGGAGAGTTACAATACCACTTTCAGGTCTGTGGTATACATAGCCCTTGTTGCAAGGAATCGTTGTCGATAAAACAACGGGCTGTCCTGCATTGACAGTCTGAACAGGGTTATAGGTAAACTCTGCCATATCACACACCCCCTTTAGTTACCACATCCGCATCCGTTACCTGCACAAGTAAAGATCGGTGTACGACCATATACAGGTGTTGTGGGAACAGGGCAGTTGCTCAGGCGGTTATAAAGAGCGTCAACCTCGTTGTTGAGACCCTGCGCAATAAATGCGTTCTGGTTGGTCTGAGATTCACGGAGCGTAGCCATGTTAAGGGCGTTCTGAAGTTCTGCGATCTTTTCATTCTTTGCATCGATCTTGTCATTGCAAAGCTGGTCAAGAATCCTCTGCGTGTTCGCAGTCTGGTTTGCAATCACATCACGGATCCCATCTGAAAGTGCTGCACGATCTGCGCAGTTTTCAGTTGCAACGGTATACTTCAGGTCTGCCGTTGCCATTCTGTTGTCGCAACAACACTGTGCAAGCTGTGACTGAAGACCAAAGGCGGTCTGCATGTTTGCAATCTGGCGTGCGTTTGCGCTCTGCTCAATGTCGGCAAAACCGTTGCAAAGCTGTGTGGAAATGCCCTGAACCCCATCACGAATTGATGTAATGTTGTCATTAAGCATCTGGTCACGGAATCCTTCATTTACCTGATTTGACTGATTCATCCAAGGATAAAGGCCGCCCTGTCCGTTCTGGCCGCCAAAGCCGCCGTTGCCCCATCCAAGAAGCAAAAGAAGAATGATCCATGCCCATGAATCGCCGCCGCCAAAGCCCATTCCGTTTCCGCCATATGCAGGCGCAACGGGCATATAGAAGCCGTTTCCGTTTTCTTCTGTTAAAGCCATATTTTTTCTCCTTTGTATTTTATTTTCGACTGCTCAAATTTGAGTAGTCAGTCTCAAAAGCCTGTGCACCGACTTTTAATTCATTCCCAACATCCGGGCAATTCCCTGCGCTCTCTGAACGGCGGCATTGTATTGTGCCTGAGTGACTTTCCCGGAATTAAGCATACTCTGGATCACCTGATTAGGATCCTTATACATTGTTTTTAACTGATTGATCTGATTCATAATATTATTCTGCGGCATCATCTGCTGATATAAAGGGTTACTCATTGTCTGTCTCCTTCGTCAATTTATCCAGTCTCTTAAGGATTTTATCTTCAAGGGTATATAAATCATCCTTTGTAACATACGAATCGAATTTTGGCTGTTCCTGTACGTTCTGAGACGTGGTTCCTCTTATGGTATAATCCAGAATTTTAAGTGACGGCATCCCGGAAGCATCGGCAGATTTTAAATAAATCGTCTGGCTTTCAGAATCCCATAACTGAACAGTGCTGTTCGGACCCACTAAAAACGACTTTGCGCCCGCTTCGCCCTGTACCCATATAATGCCATTATTTTGTTGGCTGGGTTGCTGTTGAAACTGCTGCTGATACTGGGGTTGGATCTGGGGCATCTGATAGCCCGCAGGAAAGAAATAGGGATTATTCATTCTCAGACTCCTTCTTGAAATAATAGATAGGCGTTTCGTCGCCTGAATCCCACGAATCGTAATAATCGCCGTCTATTACCGTTACAACATGTGTCCCAGTTGCAAGCACATACATGCCCTTCGGGTGATCATTGCAAAAATCTTTTATTGAATAACAGGCAGGGCACTCGTTGGGAAGCACGTATCTTTTGTAGCCATGCTTCATTAACAATGCACCCCAGACGTTATTTGCTGAAGGCATATCGGATATTTCAAGCCCCATCAAGGCAAGTTTAATATAGGCGTCTGGCCAGTTTACGTTTAACGCCAGCGTTAACGCCCTTATCACGCAATCGCCTACATTATTCCCTTTTGGGTTTGGATTATAATTTCTGTATGCCATAATTAAATTATAAAAATACTCCCGGATTTAAAAAGGAACCGAGAGTGCGTTTATAATGATTATTAAGGGAACAAAAAAGACGGCTTAACCGTCCTTTAAGTGTAGTGATATTGTGATTTTGTTTGCCGCTACAATCTTCTTTACCTGTCTGACTGACAGATCAAATTCTTCTGCTAATGGCTCGTAGCATACACCATCAAGCAACCGTCTCTTTAAAATCTTTCTGTTTCTTTCCGAAAATACCCACTCGTCTATAAGTGATGATAATTCAGTCCGTGAAATATTTGGGAAGTCCATAAATCCGCCTTTTACTTATCGATAAATTTTTTAAAGCAATCTGCCTTTACGGCCCATGCGAAGCTAAATGCCCAAAGCATAATGGCTTCGTTTATGATTGTAACCCATCCTACGCCAAAGACAGATGTAATCACCTGAAGCCCCATAGCCCCAAGGATTATAAAAGCACATGCCGTGTAAATCTTGTCACGTAATTTTTTTCCTTCGGACCGCACGGCTACGTCTGTTTTTGTAAATCGCCATCCGATCATATACGCAAAACTACCAAAGAGAAACATTGCCACAATACAGTGTACTACATGGCTAATGTTTGTGGGAAGGTTCAAAACGCCGGTAGTCTCGCCGCTGGTCAATGTTCGACACGGGAACACAAGAATCCCAAGTGCCATAAGCGCCGAAAACGTACACGTTACGTTGTCGCCTATATCGTAGCCCTTATATGTAAGCAAGAAAAACGCAAACACTGCAAGGGTCCCGATCATAAAGATGTTCGACGATGCGTAAAACGTGGCGGATATAGACCACCAAAATTCGGGGCCGTTCTTCTCATAAGCTATAAAGCCCATAAGCGGCGCCAGAATAGGCAGAAGCAAACCAAACAACGCCAAGATTTTACGCTGGTAGTTCATACTCGCTTTATCGTGTCTCATACTACCTCCTTAAATCTTGCCTATCAGATAATCGTTCATGGCCTTTTCGGCTTCTTTAAGTGGCTGGACGTTTGTTCCGTCAAGTGCGTGTGCGGTTAAAGCCTGAAGCGATTCGATAATCACCTTATTGGATGCTTTCATGGCTTTTTCAAGAGTGTCCATCCTCTGACAGTCTGCTTCAAAGTGTCTGTCGCCTTTCTCCAGCCTTGTGTTGATTTTGGTGATTTCCTTTTCCAACGCTTCGATTCTCTGATTCTGTGTTCTTTCCGGCTGTTTAGCCTTATGCACGATCTTAACGATCACGGCTACTGCTCCTGATATGGTGATGATACCGGCACACATAGCGAGAAGCGATCCCCAAAGTTGAGCGAGAGTAATAGGTTCATTCATTGGCTTTACTCTCCTTCAGGGACAAAAGGCTCGCCGACAATTTCCTCATACTGCTTCGGGGAGAGAAGTCCGGCAAGAACGAAAGATGCAACGTCCTCTTTGGTGTACCAACCCTTCTGATAGTATCTTTTTACGTTTTTGTACAGCATATTTTTATTCTCCTTTCATTTCTTCTATTTCCATGCCCATATCGAGCATAGCTTCAACCATAGAGAGAAGGTTTTCTGCATTTTCCTTCTCCGCTTCTTCAGCTGCAGAAGCGGCATTAACCGCTTCTGCTTTTGCTTCTTCTGCCTTTTGCGCATAACGGCGAGAAGCGAGAGCCGTTAACTGACGTTCCAAGTCGAGGACTTTATTTTCCAACTGTAACTGTGTCATTTTCTCGCTCCTTTCCTATTCAAGCCATGCTCTTTTGATTGTGAGAACCGATGCGCCACTTGAAATTGAAAGTTTAAGTGCCACATAGTAATCACCGCTTGTAACCGAACTTATGTCAAGTGTACGGACTTCAAGTGATATATCATCTGTAGTTCCATATCCGATAACAGGCGAATTTTTAACATTAGGGTCAGCACCTTGTCCTGTCCACGAATCATCGGCAAGTCCAAACACTACGAATACATCGTTCTTGTTACCGCCCTTTTGGACTCCGAACTCAATTTTAAGCAATGTTTTTCCGCTTGTATTGATTTTTTTGGAGAAGTAATCACTAATAGATGCTCCTGCCCCGTAACTTGCGGTTACGGCAATACTATTTGTGTTATCCGTGACACTTCTTGTTGCTCCACTCGGATATACGTTCTTATTCGTATAAGAGTTTCCAACCTTATTGCCTTCCCAATATGCCACTACATCAGGCATAACACTGACTTCCGTTTCACTTCCGTCAAGTGTCACTGTCTTTGCATAACCGCTTACCGACGATGTAAACGTATATGTTCCGCTCGGAAGTAATGACTTGCTAACATATCCCACTGTTGACCCTGAACCAAATACGCAAGTCGCTACTGTCTGATTGTTGGAGTCTGTGATGGTGATGGTATCTTCTTTTGCTCCGTGGATGGTGATGTCGGATTCGTGTCCATCGTCAAGCCATACCGATTTGATTGTTAATGTGCCGTGATAAGCATTAACTCCAAGGAAGCCATCTGCTGAATTAACACCGCTTATGATCGTGTCCGAAAAAGATTGTCCTGCGGTCGTTTCGTGTATTGTCGATTGAGTACTCCACGAACTGTCAGAAGGTGTAGTTTTAAGGCTTGCGCATCCATCTGCGTATGAGGCTGTGAATGATACTAAAGCCTTAACCGTCACGCCTGTAGGAATTTTTTGGTTACTCATCAATCCGACATAATCACCTGTAGAAGTGGCTACAATTGAATTTGTATTTATCGTGATATTGCCACTTGTCACGTTCCTTGTAATGTTACCCTGTGAATCACATTCAAATGTCGTGGAGTCAACAAAGTCTCCGAACCAATCTAATGCTATTTTCGGATATACATTAACTGTCTGTGTTGCAGCATCCGACAAGGTTACTGTCTTTTCGTAGTCGGACGTGCCGTCAGAGAGGGATTTGGAGACGGATGAGATAAATTTATAACTACCGCCGCCATTGGGGACAGTGACCGATACTGTGCCAGATGTTTGACCACTTGTAAATGTACACGTTCCTACTGTCTCATCGTTGCTGTCCTTAATGGTGATAACGTCATTCTTTGCACCATTAAGTGTAAGTGTTACCGATACCCCCGGAGGATACATATATTCAAGATAATCCTGAAGAGTATCAAGTGTGTTCGGCAACGATGTGGTGGAGGGGTCTATCTCGATCTTGGCAGAATTGTAATCACCCTTTAAGGGGATAACAGGACCTGTTCTGTTATTGAATGAATCAACCTTATCGCCAACAATACCATGTGCCTCATTCTTAAAGTATTCCGCATTGTTATGGTAATAAGGACTATCGGGTCCTACATCTACTCCGTTCTGTTTACCCTTTGCCCATCCTTCGGCAACTAAAGCCTGATTGCTTGCCGTGGTAGCACTGCCGCTTGCAGCCAACTCTGAAGCCGCCGCATTGGTTTCGCTCGTTCCGGCATTGGTTGCGCTCTGGGAAGCCTGTTCTTTGAAATACTCTGCGTTATTATGGTAATAGGGACTTGTATTCCCTACATCGGTTCCGTTCTGCTTGCCTACTGCAAAGCCTTCTGCTTTTAAAGCATCCGCTGCCGCCGATGAAGCACTTCCGCTTGCCGCCGTTTCGGAGTTCCCGGCATTGGTTGCCGATGTAGCCGCTTCTTCTTTGTAATACTTTGCGTTGTTGTGGTAATAAGGACTTGTATTGTCAACAGGAACACCACCCTGTTCACCAACGGCAAATCCTTCTGCCTTTAACGCATCTGCGGATGCGGATGATGCAGAACCACTCGCAGCTAACTCTGAAACCGCTGCGTTTGTTTCACTTGTTCCGGCGTTGGTTGCGGATGTATCAGCCTGTTCTGCATAATACTTCGCATTGTTATGGTACTGCGGTTCTGTATTTCCAACAGGAACACCGCCCTTTGTACCGCTTGCCCATGCTTCCGCACGTTCAACCTGTTCTTCTACCTCATATTCCAAGTTCTCGGCATAATACTTTGCGTTGTTGTGATATGCCGGATCATCCTCGTCAACAGGAACACCGCCTCTTGAACCGATGGCAAAAGCCTCTGCGTCAGAATCGAACTGTTCTACCTCTGCAATAAGTGCTTCCAGAATTGAATAATTCGGATCATCGGGAACATGGCTATCATCACATTCAGGGTCTGTTACCTGAATTGTAAAATGTGCTGCGTATAATACAGTGATAAGACCTTCCTCGGTCTGTTCAACTTTGATCGAAAACTTGGTGGGTCCTTCTTCTGAAACATCACTCTGCAACACATTGTAAACGATTGTGTCACCTTCCAGATAACATAATCCGATTGACGGAGACGTATCGGAAGGCTTGGTTACAAACATTGAAATGGTTTCGGAACCGTCAAAATGCACGGGGTTTCTGCCGTTGTTAAGCGTTATTTTCAAAACCCTTGCTCTGGTTTCGCCGATTGAAAAGCCTGTCAAAAATTTCTGGGATTCGGCTTTTGTCACGTCCAGCGCAATTTTATATGCTATCCTTTCCATGTAACTCTCCTTTCGTAAATTGCGGGAACAGGATTCGAACCTGTAATCTTTTGGTCATGAGCCAAACGAGCCGCCTATTACTCCATCCCGCCATTAAAACTATACAATAAAAAAACGGGCTATTTCTAACCCGTTTTGAAAAAAACTTATTTAATTTTCATGCCAAATGCCTCTCCGATTGTTTTGTTCCAGATCGATTTAAAGTCTCTGATCATGTTTGCAACAGGAAGCCCCGTTGCCTGTGAGAACAGTTTGGCAGCGTTGTACACCGTTCTGTAGGTTATCTGCCCGTCCTCTATTGCTTTGATGGTTGCCTCGCCGGCCTGTCTAATGCTCTTGATAATTTCTTCATCAGGTCTCGACGGGTCGTAGCTTCTTAAGTCTGCATCCTTAAATGCCGGGATGTACTTAAGGAAACCTGCCGTTCCTTCGTAGACGTCTCTCATAAACGGAAGTAAGCCCATCACCTCGGCAATAAGGTTCAATCCAAAATTCTGGAAATACTTTTTAAGGAAACCGTCGTCTTCTTCATCATCACGAAGCCAGTCAGGCAATGCCGCAACCGCCGAAACTGCCGTTGCACTCATTATAAACGCTGTGAACGCTCTGAGGATTCTCTTTCCGTATCTCTGCCATGCAATACCCGCATTGTTCCGTGCTTCCATCGTATAAAGGAATACGTTGTTTATAAGCATTGAATAGGAAAGTGTGGGCTCGGAGCCAAACGCTGTAAGGATTCCCAAATACGTGTCAGACGTTTTTCTCATAAGGTTGGACCTTGCATTGATGGAGTCGAACACCTGTGTTCTGTAGCATATATCCCTGAAGCGTTCTGCAACGTATGCATCAAACTCGGGGCTCGGAACCATTGACGTGTTGTTAAGCGTTTCGAGTTCCACTGCCCTATACAGCGTTGCCCATGTGATTTCGTCGGCTTTCATTGCGGCCCACATTGAAAGTGATCTTGCCTTGGAAATAACGCCCTTTACGTCTTTTACATTCTCAGTCTGCATTGCCTGTTCTGCAATGGACCTTGAAACATTAACGTCATAAGCGCCCAGTCCGTTCTTTTTCTGTGCAAGCGCTGAGTTCTCATTCATTCTGGCAATGGTTTCTTTAATCTCTTTGGGGTTTAACCTTATTGCTTTTGCCAGATATTTAATGTTGATCTCGTTTGCCGCTCTGAGATACGATGTAGGCTGCATAAGCGTTACTCTAAGGTTTGCCGCTGTAGCTGCCGTCTTGTAGCTTCTTATGAGTTTTTGCGCAAGGCTTGTTGCCGACGTCGTAATGTTCTTTGTTCCGTTCAGGTCTCTAAGGTGATTCTGAATGAAATTAATTCCATCCGTTCCATATGCCTGTTCAACAACTTCGGTGAACGAAACACGCTTTTCAGGATCGTTGCTCTGAATAGCGTTGAGGTCGGACCATCCTTTGCCCTTGTAACTCATCCATTTATAAGCGTCAAGTATAGGCAGCGCATAAGCGTTATATGCGGCCATTTCGCCCGAGTGCTTTAAGAATACGTCAAATATACCATCGATTATCAGTGCGCCGTCTCCACGCTCGTTAAGGGACTTTGTGAAGCCCATGTTAAGCAAGCGGAAAATATCAACTCGCCAGCCCGTGCCGGAAGGTGCGGGTTCTTTTTCTGCGCCCGCCTGTGAAACGTTCATCGGGAAGTAGTTATCCTCTAAGAATTGCATAATTCCGAAACGCTTCATGGTGACGTAATTGCCCCAGTCGGAACATACCGTTGACATAAACTCCTGAAGAGCATCTGCTACAGCCGTCTGTCTGTCATTAAGCAATGATGTAATTGCGGCAACCTCACCCTTCGTGATCTTTGTTGCAACACTCTTTTCGGCTTTGCTGTTTGTATTAATTACAATACCTTTACCGTTGACTGTCTCGCCGTAAATGTTCTTCTGGTCCTCGTACAAGTGCTGCTGTGCGGCCTGTCTCTTGTTCAGGCAATACAGCGTCATAATTTGCGCTGTGGTCATGGAATATTCTTTGCCGTTAATGGTAACGGGCTTGATCTCTTTATTCCACTGATCCAGCTCTTCGCCTGTGAAAGTCTCTTTGCAAAAATCAATAATCCTCTCGGAATTTCTTGTCAGCTGGTCGTCACCATCCATAATTCCTTTGAATGTATCTCTTCCGCCTTTTCCGAAACGATCATACCCATATACCGGCGTTGTGTTGTCCCATGCAAAGAATGTAATAATATCTTTTGCCCATGTAGGAACCTTGCCACGCTGCATAAAGTGTCCCACGAACCTGAAGGTTTCTTCGTCTCTCTCAGATATTCTCTGATTTGTATCAGACGCAAGCGCTCTATCGTACTTATGAACAGCCATTGTAACCGCTGCCAAGGTCTGATTGAGTTTTCTAAGAGACTGAGTTGACAAGTCAAGTATTGACGTCTGGCCGTTGGTCGTGTCCTCAAACTCGCTAATTTTCTTCTGGAGCTCTGCCGCAATATCTCTAACCTGTTCAATAAAGTACGGTGACGAATCAAAATACAAGAGAAGGTTTTCTTCCGCCTCACTGTTTGACGAAACGTTTTCAAGCGCTTTAGCCAGCGCATTGAACTGCTTTACAAGTTTATCCGGGGCATAAGCGCCAACGTCTACCGCTGTCAAAATTTCCTGCAAAGGCTCCTGCAAAATCTGGGGGATGTGCTCTTTCTGGCCATTTGTGCGAAGCATTTTGGCCAACTTAACCTCACGCTCTATGATCTTATCAATGATCATATGGCGCTGTGCATCTTCCTTAACCTGCTGTTTTGCAAGTTCTACCTTTTTCTGCATTTCTTCGGTCATTTTTATCTTTCTCCGCAACTCCCCTATTGCCTCTGTATATTTCTCGGCCATTGTAAGGTCTTCCACAACATCCCACTTTGCAGCACGAACCTGCTCGATAAACGTTTTCTTCATATCCTTTGTTACATCGAAGCCTTCATTCGTGTAAAGCTTGCCGCTGTAAACAAGATCAAGTGCTTCTGCAAGTTCAATTCCTTCGTCGGCGTCAATCTCGGTAGGATTCGGGAACAGATCAGGATAGTTTTGCGTGATCTCGTTCCATCTGCTATCCAGTGATGTGCCGCTCTTTTTAAGCGTTACCCTTCCAAGGAAATGATCTTTAAGCCACGATGATCCGTAAGCCCGTCTCAACTCGTTCTTCTGGTTCTCGCTAAGAGATATTACCTCTTTGTGCAAGGACTTTTTAAAGTTCTCCGCCTCACGCTTCAAGTCATAGTTGATATAGTTCGGCTTTACATCCTTGAAAAGTTTCACCATCAAGTCATTTAAAGCGCTGTCAAAACTTGTTTCCGTGGTCTTAAGATATACATCTTTAAGTCCTTCGGATATTTCTTTAAGTGTCTGCGGCAGTTCGTAAGTTGATTTGATTTCCCTTGCCAGATCATCAATTTTGGTTTGACTGAGTTTCATTTCTCTGTCAACCTGACGTAACTTAGCAATGCGGTTTTTCTCTCTGCGTTCTACCTTTTTCTGAATAGCTTCGTTCAACTGCTTATTGAAATTCTTGTCGTTGACAAGTTTCTCAATATCAGAAGGCGAAAGCTCGTCGTCAAAGTCAAGATGCAGGTAACCTTCGTCGTCTTTCCATGAAAGATTTATATCAGGATTGATCGTGGGTGCCTTATTCTCTCTGTCTTTAAACTGTTCCTGACTAAAAGTAACAAACGAGTTACCACGCATAACGGTTCCATTCTCTGTAAAATCGCCGCCTTCGTTTAAAATGATGCCGTCATAATCATATCCCTTTTCATCGAAAAACTCTTTCAGATTGTCCGCTTCGGTCCAGTCGATGCCGTTTTCTGCGTACTTGTTAATTTCTACATCGGATGCGTTGGGATCCATGCCCTGCGCATAACCGCCCTTGATGTACTCGTTAATATAAATATCTTTTGCGGCACTGTCCGTAAGAGTAAAAGGTTTTACAATGTTGATATACCCGGAATAAACCTGCGGCGTTGTGCCTGTTTTCCCGCTGCTTGACGTCCTTGTATATCTCTCTGCGTATTCTTTATTTGCAGTAAAGTATGTAAGGCCGTTACGGAAAACAGTGAAACCGCCTGTAGGCGTTCCATGGTAAACCACAAGAAGCCGTCCTTCATTATCCCTTATTGCAGACCTTGCAAAATATACCCGCTGGCCGCTGGTTAACTCTCTACCTGCGGAATCTTCTTTTGTGAAATAATCCGGCTCTGCGTTTACCTTCTCGGAATATGAACGTTCTTCTTGATTTCTACCACCGAAAGATATATCCCCCGCTTCTTCGCTCTCTGCCTCAAACGTTCCTTCTTCAATCTCTGCGTTTCTGTATGCCGAGTTTTCAGAAGCTTCTTTAGCCATATTATCCCAGCGCTCCTGCATCTCGTCAAGTAAATCTTTATTCCTTGCAAGAAGCTTGTACATGTTTGACTGGGAATCAGTACGGCCCATGATCTTCTGAATAAGTTCTTTGATCTTATTGAACAGTTCCGTAACTTTTTCTTTAAGTGTTGTTCTCTGTTCGGCAGTCATTTCGCCCAGTGCTTTCTGTGCAAAGCTGGAGTTCTGAAGCATGTTTTCACACGCACGGCAAATAAGTTCCTCTTCTACTTTTTCGGTAGACAGGTTTCTGTATTCCGGCGTTTCATTCTGCATAAACTTTACGAAAGACGCTATATCAAGATCGCTACCCTGTGTCTTGTTAAACTCTTCTGCAAGAGCCCCGAGCATTATCTTTCTGAATACTCCCCACTGTTCGGGAGACAGTTCCTTTGCCCAGTGTGTCAACTCATGGGACATAGCTGTAATAATGGCATTAGTTGTGTCGTTGCTGCCGGTGTTTGTAGCGTTAACATCCAAGTAAATTGTGTTCGTCTCGGGCTCGTACTGGCCGTTTGTGTGTTTGCGAATATTCTCGTCAGTTGTTTTTGAGTTGAAAAACGACAAATTAACATTGAACGCCTGCGCAATGTAGCCTGAAAGTTTCATCTGATCCTTTTGGCTGTCGGAAAGTTCATCGTAATTTATCGTACTGTCGTCAATACGAGCACGTGCCTTTCTATCCGGGAACAGTTTCTTTCTTTCTTCGATGCGCTCCTGCGCTCTTTCGAGCCTGCTTGTGACAGAAGTCTTATCGGCAACTGCTGCTCTGTAGATGGAATAAACCTGTTCTTTGGAAAGAATATGGTTGTCAATCACACTCTGAAGTTTATCGGTAAATCCTTTCTTTCCGTATTCATAAACCAAGTTGAACGCCGAGATATAGTCTCCAAGATTGCCGCCGCTGTAGCTCTCAATGAACGCCTGACGTGTCATTTCGGGAAGGTCCTCAGTAAGAGAAACAAGTCTGCTGGTGGAATCGGAAATGTTCACATCCTTAAATTTGTATGTTCCTTCTTTTGCAACAAAAGTCGGGGTATCACCATCCCACTTGACGTCTACCAAGTGAAGCGCATTACCCTTTTTGTCTACTATGCCTGTTTTCGGAACCTCGTTTTCTGCAATCTCTGACAGTAATTTGGCGTTCTTCTCTCTTTCTTCTCTGGAAAGGTCTTCGTTATTTACTTTCTCGTAAACATCCTTTACCAAAGTGTTCTGAGCGTAACCTATATCTGCCTTCGAAGGATTGTTTTCAAGCGTGTTGGCAAGGTTTTCTTTTCCGGCTTCCTTAAGCTGTCCCTTAAGGTTCTCCAGCTTTTCACCGCCCTGAATCGCCTGTCCACTTTTTCTGTAATTGGAATATCCGGGAACAGCTTCCATTCCGCCGCCAAACAAACCGCCCATTGCACCGCCCAGCATATCAAGACCCGTGTTCTTAATGAACGCCCAGACGGTTTCGCTTTTTGCTGTGCTTTCGCTCTTGCCTTCTTCGATAAGCTTTTTGAAATAACGCATCCACTCGGAATCGGCGCCTTTCTTCTGGTTCACATCCAAAAGAAGGTAGTCCGAAACAAGATTTGCTACATCTTCTATCCCTTCTTCTAACCCCTCTGCCCCTGCTGATGCGACTAAGGATTTGAGAATAAACTTCTTTGCGGTTTCTGCACTGAGCCTTCCTGTCAGTATATCAAACATCGTATCGGTTCCGATGGATTCGGTTATATATGAAATAGCGCCGGAAGCAAGAGACGCAAGTGCTGCTTCTTCCTGTGTTCCGCCGTTCTGCAAAACATCAATTGCCTTCTGTCTTACAACGTTTCCACTCATGGGGAGTTTTGTCAGAACCTTAATAGCACCTTCTGAAAGTCCCATTCCAGAAAAAAGTCCCATTGTAAGAGCACTGTCGCCAACCTGCATAAGCGTCTGGTATGCCATCGGAAGAACAGTATCAGACCCTGTTGCCTTTGCAATTACATTTGATCCCGCCTCTCTTTGTGCGTCAACGTTTGAGCCCATGAAGTTAACCTGTGCAACATCGTTCCACGCCTTGTACGGGTCGCCGCCTGTAAGTGCTTCATATGCCGCATACGAGCCGCCCAAAGCAAGCTGATTTAATCCTGCCGCTATGTTCGGAATCGTAGTCTTCGGCCACATGAGCGCCACATCAAGTCCGTTTGTCACCTCTTCGTTAGCCTTCTCCTGCTGAGCGGTTCTAACCCTGCCTGTAAGATCACTCATTATATCATTGTAAAGGCTCTGTGCTTTTTCTTTATCCCCGGTATTATAAAAGTAATTGAAAAGCGCTTTTTCTTCATCTGTCATAACGTCCCAAGGATTGTTTTCATATCCAAGGAACGATTTAACAGCATCTGCCACTTTTGCATAAGGATGGTCGCTCTGGCTTTTAACATTAATATCATTATACAGATTTTCAATACTGTTACCCGTCACGGAGTTTTTAATCCATTCCGCTGTGTCTCCGATCTGATTAAACGCCTTTGTGTTAACCCACTTTGAATCACTTACATAATCCCCGTCTTTTGTACCCTTATACTGAGACATTTCCTCAAAATCAGGATTCCATTTTGCTGAAATGTATTTGGATAAGGCATCGGGCTTTTCTGCCTGTATTTCCTGTTCCTCAGTGGATGCAGACGCCTCTTCCATCCTTTTTTTGTATTTCTCGTAAAGCGTAGAAGACCCGGATTTTTCCGAGCCTTCTTTGCGTTTTTTGTACTTATCGTATAATCCTGACATAAGCATTTCTCCTTATTTTTTGGTTCTTGTGCTCTGGCCAACCTGAGTAAGTTTCTTGATTGCGTCCCAAGTTTCTTTGCTTATCTCGCCCTTTTCGTACATTTCTTCAAGTTCTGCATATGTATGCGTTTCGCCCCATGAATCTTTGTATTCATTACTTGCGACAAAGTTCGGCCATTCCCCGTCGCTGGTCATTTCGTAATGAACTTCGCCATTGTCTAAAATCCATTCATCAATGGCGTCTTTTTCTGCTTCCGGCAAATCTTTAATCAATGCAGCCTCTGCCTCATACTTTTCAAGACCGCCCTCATTGAACGCTTTGGTCAGGTCTTCACGGATGTTGTTAAACTGTGTGTTAGTGTAAGGCGACTTTTCCGAAGACGTGCCGCTGCTTGTGCCGCTAAGTTCATTCTTCAACGCTGTTACATAACGGTTGTATTCATCGTTGTCCTGATTCTGAAGGAGCTTGATCTGTGAAAGAAGATCATCACCTTCTCTTTCATAAGCGTTTGCCGCTATGTTGTAATAATCGGGAAGTGCATCATTTGCCTTCTGCAAATAGTTGTTGTATGCACCGTTTGCCGCTGCCGTTGCATAAGATGATCCATAGCCACCTGTCAACATTGACGCCTGCCCCATTGTATCTTTCATTGCCATCTTGCCGGCGTTCTGCATTGCGGCAAGATAGTTTTGGTAAAGCATATCTGCGTTGGGGTCATAACTAAAGCGTTCCCTGTTCATGTAGTCATTGATCAGATTATCAAGCCTGTCGGAATATGATGTGCGGCCAGACCTTATCTTTTCGATTAATTCTTCAATATAGTCTCCTGCATATGAAACGATTTTTCCGCTGTCGCCATCGTCTTTTTCGCCGTCACCATCACCTTCGCCACTGGGCGGAATTACGGGCTCTGTCTCATCATCCTTTTCCCCTTTGGTATTTTCCGGGATTGCCGCACCGCTGCCGCCGTGAGAACGTTTTGGCGTTGTGTAAGTTTCCGAGCCTAAAGTTGCAACTCTAACAGGTGATGCTTTTCCCATATCAAAGCCAAGCCAGCTATCAAATGCAGGGTTGCTTTCAACGGTATCTTTTTCTTTCGTCTTGTTTGCGTTTCCTTCGGCAATAGCCTTCTGGAGATCCTCAAAGGTTATGCTCTTTAAAGGATTTGACGTTGATTGCATTTCGCTGTCTGAACGTCCACCGCCGCCGTGTGAACGGCCACCCGACAAAGGCGCTGTATAGGTTTCGGGTTCCAGAAGCGCTTTTCTTAAAGGGGATGCCGTGGCCATATTAAAGCCCAGCCAGTTATTTACGTTCTGGTTGGTCTGGAAACCTGCATTTTTCTGTGCGTTACCTTCGGCTATGATGTTCTGAAGAGCGGAAAAAGCGTTGTTGTTATTTGTTTCTTCTTCCGCCGCCTGTTCCGCAAGCCGTCTTTTAAGTTCCTCTTCGTCAATAAACTTACTTGCCATCCTCTTTCTCCTTTTCCTTAAGTGCCTTTTCTGCCTCAGCGACTTCTTTTAAAACCGCCCTGTCTGCCTCGTCTTTAATATCATCATATACATCTTTGACAAGAAGCCTTTTAACTTCTATGTCATAAGGAAGCCCGGTAATAAAGTTTACCATCTGCTGTTTTGCCTGTCTTAATCCAAAGTTTTTCATATGATCTCCTTTATGGTGTGCCAACAAGAACGTAGGCTCCTGTTCCAACTACTGTGTCAATGTCCTTCCATTCATATGAATACCGATTATGCCCAGAATAATCTGATATTGATCCGCAGGACAGATCCCCATTAATCATAACCAATGGGATTCCAAGCGACTGTCCATCCACAGTAATAACGGGAGCATAGCCATACATTGGGCTTTGGTTTCCTATCCAAACTGTTCGCCCATACAAGTGAGAATTGAACCATTTGCTTGCCAATTCAACATCATCACTGTTTCCTTTAAGGACCGTTCTTGTGTCTCCATTATACGTCCATGTAAGACCGTTTGGATCTATTCCCAATCCACCAATATAACCCTCTGAAGCTTCTACTCGCCCCTTAACTGTGACGTTTCCGCTTGAATCGATAATAAAGTTCTGCGAATCTACTGTGAAAGTGCCTGTTGATTTTATCGCAAAACTTGTCGGAGTCATTTGGAAGCCTGTGTAATCCACCCCAAACTTGACCGCTGCCGCTATGCTGTCACCCAAAATAGACAATTCTGCAAGGATTCCAGTGTCAGGATTATTTATCTGATTGTATATGCCGGTTGTCGTGACGGAGAGCGTTGCCACGTTGCCGCCCAGTTCTTCAACCTCTAACTTGATTGCTCCGGCGCTCTGGATGATCTGGGACATTTCCTTGCTACCCATGATCTTGCTTCCGACAACTTTTGAAAAATCATCCTCGAACTTTTCTGAAAGATTGTCAGTGTCTATGTTAGACAGCAAAAGTTCTACCTCTTCCTTAAATCGGAACAGGTAGGACTTCATCTTGCGAAGCTGTTCTTCGATGGGTTCATCTGATGCAATTTGCGGGCTAATAAGAATAGGATTCAATATACATCACTCCCGGTTTCAAAAACTTTGTTTATCTGGTAAATTACTACATCCCCGTAACCATCTATCTTAAGACTGAAGTGGTCGCACCGTCTCGGGATGATTGTAAGCGGGTAAACCTTTGTCCCTTCTGCCCGCATTTCGAAAAGCATTTTATGGGGGTTATCGTCGTAAGAGATCCATACTCTTGCTTTTGACTTTGCGTGCATGTTCGCTTTAATTACAATTTTATGGATGTATTTAGCGTTGGCTGTGAAATAATCCATCTTGTCACTTTCAAAACTCCAGTAGAAGTTTCCTTCTTCCGTGGTAGTGATAGCGTTTCCCTTATCGAACAAATGAACGACGTCGTTTACGATGCCAACACAAACGTTATTCCACGTGGCCATATAGTTATACTGAGTGCTGTCGTCTTCTACCCATACACCCTTAATGGCGTTGTAAACGTACATGTGGTATTCATACGCCCCATTTACGTAATATGCACCGACAATGTAATAACTGTCCTTGTTTCGGCCGCCTATGCACTTTTCAAATGCGCTTAAATCGCCAAGCTTTTTTGAAATGGTCTGCGGCAGGGAACCATCATAAGCCACGATTTCCGTCTGCGACTTATAGAAAAGAATCTCGTTCACGATGCACAAAGACCTTCCGCATCCATCCTGAACGCCTCTGCACATCGTTTCTTTTGTCTGATGGGCACCACTTGACGAAATAGCAATTTTGATCAATGAGTGCTCTTTGAAAAAGGTGGGATAGCCTAAATATGTAATTGCCCCGGTAAACTTTCCTTCTGAGCCGATTGTAACAGCCCATGAATCGGTAGAAATTCCTTCAAAGCAATTCCAGTTTGTCGGATCCCCGAGCTTTGATGCGTAAATCTCTGTTCCTGCGGCGTTACATCCCCAAAGCCTGTTCATGGCCTCAGTAACAAATGCCATATCGGGGACTAATCTTTCTACTTTGAAAGTAACGCTTGTAAGTGCTTTTGTTGCAGACAGTAACCCGCCGATTGTGATTGCGTTTGTTGTTGCATCCTTTACGGGGTATGTAGCATAATGAACGCCGTTTTCCTCATTCGGCAGAACGTTGTCAACCTCAGACCATGTATTGCTCCCGAGGTCCAAAGAGATTCTAACGCCGTCATTCTTTCCGATGTAATTACCGATGTTTGTTGCGGTGATCATAATATACGCTGTGGTTATTATGGTCCATGTTCCGCTTGTCGATGAATACTGCTGGAGCTCTGATTTGCCGTCAACCTCAGTAAGCAAATAGTCTCCGTTCTGTGGGTCGTGTTCTTCGTAATATGCGGCGTTATGGTACGTTATCGCCTGCCCTTTATTATCTGCCAAAGAGAACGTAACGGCGTTGGAAGTGTACTTGCTTTCCATTTCCCAAAGCGCTGTATCTCCCGATGCCGTAAAGAAAACTTTATCCGGGAATATACATATATAGTCGCCCATCTTCACGAGCGTTTTGTTTTTGTTGTTTAACGTGCCTGAAATGGTGGAAGTCTGGCCGTTCTTTCTTATGATCGTTACGCCTGTTTTGGTGGCAATATACAAATCTTCGCCGCCCAGAACGCCCCGCACGTCCGTTAAACTAAGGCTGGATATTTGCCTTCTCTGGCGTGTTGACAGGTGCGGAAAATCCTTAAGTGACATGTTGTGCATTTCCCGCATTTCTGCGTTTGTGCACTCGTTTGTACGATTAAGCCCCGCAAACTGAATTACGCTGTCCGTCTTTTCTCTCTTTTCTTTTTTGGACCTTAAATCGGCGAGTTTTGGCAATAACATTCTTTTCTCCTTAATACGGGCTGTAAAGGCATATGGCAGCGGTTATACCATCTTGCGTAGTCCTGATACTGGCTGTTATACATGGCAGCGGAATTTTGGTATCTGCCCATTTCTTCGTTTGCTTCGTCTATCCTTGCTTTAAGATATGACGGGTACAAAATATCGTAAGGCGGCTCCGCAAGCAATGTTTTGGCGTCGTCGGTATAAGGGAATATAAGCCGCTGGTCCTCTTCGCCTTCTTCCGGCGGTTCAATATCCAAATAGGGGTTGTCCTCATGCGTCAAAAACAGGTCATTATAGATCCTGTTATCCAGCTCCGAAAGCCACTGTATTTTCATTTCATCGGGGTACTGGTTCGGCTTTATTGTGTCTGCCCTATCTATTGCTTCACGAATCGTCATTGTGTTCTCCTTTAAAGAAAAAGAACGGCTTTGCAGCCGTTCAATTCAAATTTAATGCATCTGAGTCGGGTTTGCTGCCTTCTCATAGTAAGCATCTTCCTTCGCCTGTGCGAAAGCGTTTGCGGTTTCCTCTGCACGTTCAGCGTTCATAACCACTTCGTAAACCTCAATGGGAACTCTGACATACTCGCCACGCTTCAAGATCCAGTTCTTGAAATTAACGCCGACAAACATTGTCTGCTCTTTACCCTTAAGCGGGACCCTAAACTCAACAAACTTTTTCTTGGGCTTCTCCTCAGCTACCGCCTTCTTGGGTGCGGGCTCGATTGTCTCGTTTTCACGTACAGTATTTTTTGTTTTGTCTGCCATAATTTTTCTCCTTAATGCCCGTGGAAGTGGCGAACTCCCACGGGCTTGAAATTCACTTTAGTTTTCCTCGTCGTCGTCACCGAAGGAAGAGCCGGTTTCAACTCTAAGCACTCTCTCCTGATAAAGGATGATTGCGCCGTGACAGAACTTGTAACCAACGGTTGAGAACTGCTCCAAAGGTCCGCCGATTTCGGAACGATCCTTGATGATCATTTCCATGCCTTCGCCTTCGGGATCCAGTACGCCGTAGCCGTCCTTACCGAGTGCAAGAGAAGCGTAAACTGCTGTTCCTGCTGCGCCGCCCTCACCGGGATAAACGGGAGCATCGTCTGCAACTGCTTCAAGCACTGTGGATGCGAAGGAAATTGTGGTTGCATTGTTTGCGGTAACTGTTACCTTGTTGTTACCAAACAAGATCACTCTTCCCTTCAGGGAGTCGGTTGTAAGTGTTCCGCCGTCAACTGTGATGGATGTTGCAGCGCCTGCTGTAACTGCACCGTTGAGTGCAAGGTTTCTTGCGTCGCTGGCAAGGTCAGCGCCCTTGTAAACCTTTACATTGGTGTTTTCAACGAAGCGGAAGCCGTGAAGTGTTCCGATCTCACCGTTGAAAATGGGTGCTACATCATCATACTTGTGGAACTCTTTCCACTCGCTTGATTCTCTCAGATCATAAGACTGTGAGGGATGAATAAGCCATACCCAGTAGCCGTTGTCCTTCGGAACGTGGTTCTTCTTCATCCATGTGGCAACCTTGTTAATGAGTGTGGGTGTGAGCTTGTGGTTCGTTGTAATGCCGGTTCTGCTGGTAGCGGGTGTGCCGCTGTTCTCGGCGTAAACAACGTTGGTTCCTGCAATGATCTTGTTTCTTGTCAAGATGTCGTAGGTTTCGCCTTCTGCTGCGCCCATTTCCTCGGTAGCGCCATAAATGGTGTCGTCGAATGCTTCGAGCTGGAGACGGTCGGAAAGTGCAACATAATCACCGTGCTGGTTTGTGTCTGCCTCGATATATGTCATACCGAAGTTCTGGCCGGTAGGGATTACGCCTTCTGTCAGGGGCACAAGTGCCTTGGGGAAGGTGTTGAACTTTCTGAACTCGATCTTGTTTCCCTTCATGGGAACACGCTTGCCGAACTTTGAGAATACCATTTCTGCCCTTGCGTTCTCGAGAAGTGTTCTCTCATAGAACGTTTTCATGGTGGGAGCCATCGACTGGGGGCTTGTCTGTGTTGTTACGTTAACGGGGTTAACGTCCGTTGAAAATCTCAACAGGTCAAGTTTGAACTTTTCCATGATTTCCTCCTTTAATTTTTAAAGGTTAGCGGCCGTCACGTTTGACGGTCGGTTCAATGTTTACCTTTTTCTTCTCTGGGAATCAGCCCATGCTTCAAGCTGTTCCTTTTTCATTTTTGTAAAGTCAGGAAAAGCACTTATTGATGCGGCGGGAGCCGTTGCAACCATTCCGTTTTCAGGCACTCTTTGTGTACCTGATGCGATTGTGTTTGCCGTTGCTATCTTCGCCTGCTGGGCGGCGCTTGCTGCAACCCCCTGCATGATCTCGCTATGATGCACGGCCACATATGCGGCGGTAGTATCGCCGTTTGTTGACTGCAAAATACGCATAAAGGCGGGATTGTTAATTTCCGTGGCAAGATCGAACCCGGGGTATAACTGCTGTGTCTTTGATGCGTTCTGCCGCACAACCTCAAATTGTGCTCTCTGCTGCTCTTCTTCGAGAAGCCTTGCTTTTTCTGCTTCGTTTTCCTTAACACGTCTTTCCAGTGAAACGATCTTGCGTGCCTCTGCGGGCGTCATATCGTGTTCTTCGGCGTATTTTTCGTAGTACGAATCATCGTTGGCAACTGCTTCTGTTAACTTTGCAATGTAGTTTTCATCCTCAGAATTAAGGCCGTACTTTGTGCCGATTGTGTTCAAAAGGCCCATTGCCTCTTTGAGACTTTTCTCCTGCCC